ATTAATCTGAATGACTGCATTATCACTTGTCACATTTAAATCAATTGATGAGATTGGTGATGAACATGCAACATTATTAGAAGCACATGTACCAGTCAACTGATTAATGTCAACATCTGCACTGTCTCCAGTTAATGTAAAGTTTAACACTGAATCACTTGCATCGTTTTGAAGTGTGTTGATATTGTTACTATCTCCAGTTATATCCAAATTCCATGTCAAGTTATCTGCTTCCCAATCGATATCAAAAACGTTTGAACCCCCTAATACTATCAAATCAGCATTTAAAAATTCTGCACTTGCAACATAACCTTGGTCAATGTCAAAGATGTTAGAACTTCCTGTCACGTCAAAGTTAATATCAGAAGAATCAGCACTACCAACATAACCTATATTCCAATCTATACTGTTAGAATCACCTGTGAAATCTAACTTATAGATAGAACTGTCAGCAATAACTGGCCCAAATAAAGCATTGTTATTACCTACAAAATCTAAATCAAACTCTAACGAACTACCAGTGATAGCCATTGCACTTGATACACTTCCACTTGAACCATTGTCCCCACCAATTTTGTTACCAAAACCGATTTGGTCGATGTAGAGTTTTAATGTATCACCACTTTGAGTGATTTTAATTTCGTTGTCATCTGTAGCTTGTGCGAAAACGAATCCTGTCGACAATAATAAAATTAAACTAATTAGTTTATTCATTTTCGTTATACCCCTCTATTTCCCAAAAACCTCTATCGTGTCCTTGGTATATTAATTCCAGCACTGCAGCTTCAACTGCTGTTCGTACTGCATATGTCACTGACTCATTATTTCCCACACCGTCCTCAATCTCAACCAATTGCGTGGCTTGGTCTACAAAACGAAATACATCTCCACCTGAACCATAACTCAATATAGTTTTTCGAGTTTGAACGTTTAATAATACTTCACCTGTTAGAACTGAAACAGCTCTCATGCTTACTGTGACAACATCTTGTTGATATTGTCGTGAGACTCCAATACCGAGTGTTCTTGCGCCTCGACCACCCGTTTTTATATTAGAATCATATCCTATAATACCACCCTCTATTATCATTCCTGCAAATAGTAGTGGTTGTAATCCTTGTGTCTCTTCTCCTGTTGCCTTTGCATATTCTTGTCTTGCACTACGTATAATTTGTCTCTCCCTTACTAATGCATCAATTCCGTTTCTCTCAACAACACGAAACCATTGTCCGTTCCCTGCAGTCTTCAATGCATCGATAACCATCTCGACACCACCTTGGGTGACTGCAGTAGAGAAATCTGCAAGACTTTCTCTATTTTTTCTTTGTCCTGTTTTGTCTGAAAAGTTATATACAGTTACTATCGGTTTTTCTTTTGCAGGTGGTAAGTTTAATAACTCAACAAAAGAAGGTAATCTTACCACTTCGGGTTGTTCTACACAAATATATTTTTTAGATATTGGTTTTTGTATACCTGTAACTATATCTTTACCGAAACCCTCTTCCCATCTTTTACAATCTTGAGGGTCATCTGACCATCTAGGAATTGATGCACAACCCTGTAATATCAGAAGAAATACAAGTAAATATTTAACCACCGTCTGTACCACCAACACCATCGGGGTCTTGGGCAAAGTTACCTGTACCGACTGGTATCTCTATAACTGTTTCCGTGCCGTTTTCGTCTACTACGGTTAATTTAATAAACTCTGCACCCGATTCATCAACAATAACTTCCCATGTGATGATACTTCCTTCTAATGCAAACGAACCAAATCCTGCTGGATTATCATTTGCAAACATTGATTCAACTAATTGTTTAGAAAATTGTGAATAGATACGGCTTTCTAAATTTCTAATAAATTTTGCAAGCGTAGTATTTTCTGCTTCTCTATCAGCTGCTTTTTGAGCTGCCTCAAGTGCATCCTCGATTGCTTTCTTCCTTGATGTCTCTTGGTTTTCAATCGTAAGATAGTGTGCACCTGTTCCGACACCACTGAACGATGGGTTTTTAAATTTGTGGACTATATCTGCATTAATAGGTAATACAAATAAACTAATTATTAGGAGTATCTTTTTCATGTTGTCTTGCCTTCAAGTCCAATACTGTTTGTAATTTTTTTTCCAAACGTATTTGGTCTTGGTCTAACATTCTCATTTGGTCAATTAATTTAATGAGAACTTTTCTCTGTTTATCTATTTTAGGTTCTAATTTTTCCGTTACAAATTTCCATACAAAATATATGAAATAACCCATACCCAAAGACATAACAACTGGAAATCCAAATTCACTTATAAGACTTGCAACTTCTTCCATTAATCTCTCCTTGCATCTATGCTTCCATCTTCTACAAAGTTTTCACTTCTAGCAACCCTTTCTAAATCGGGTTTTAACTCTAGATGTTGAGAGATTAGTAAATCTATTTTTAGGATGTCATTATTCATAACTCTTGCTCTATCTTCTAACATAGAGACAATACCTGTCAAGTCACCGATATCATCAGCAACCCCATCGAGTATATATTTAAGAGTTAAGAAAATGAAGAATGCCATCACCAGTGCACCAAATATAGGTACACCTACTTCACTTAAAAACTGCATAACATCCATACCACTATTTATGTGATTTGAATGTTATACAGAAAGAATTTACTTACTTGAACGTATTTCTTTGATGATGACAGCTTTAGTTTTGTTTTTAGAAACAGTGATATCGTTTCTGTCTGCAAAATCTAAAAGTTGTACTTTTGTGAACTTTTTGAGTTTGTCCACTGTAGGTATTTGCACCTTTTTCACTTCCACAACTTTTTTAGGTTCATCTGTTTCTGATGAACTGAATAAGCCTTTTAAAAAATCAATAATATTATTTAACATATAATTTACCTATTTATCTAGTAATGGGTTTTTATCCTTTGCTTTACCTATTGCAAGTGCAAGAACTTCAAGGTATTTATATACCTTTGCCCATACTTTATCGTCATGTGGTGTAGGTGTTAAAGCAACAATTACACTACAAATTGATATTATAACTGGAATCACCATAAGTAGATTCCAAATTCCCATAATGAAGTCTATAATGCCTGAAAACATATAATTACTCCTATATTATTAAGATAATCTTATTTATATACTTCGATTACCTATGTTATATTTAGGTGTCAATTTCCATTCATTTTTAGATTTATAGGGGATAATTTTGATTTGAGAGAGTGGTGCTGTTGGTTCTTTTATCTTATCCACATCGATAATAGTGATAAGATTCCACTCTTTTAATAGATTGATGATGGTATTTCTTCTTGCAATATCAGATTCATCTATATTGGTAGGTTTACCATCGAGTTTGAATAGTTCTTTGAAATGAGTGATGTAATACTTACCACGTTTGTGTAGTATATGACATGATTGAAATAGTTCTTGTTCTCTTCTAGATGCTACACCTATGCGTGTAAGTGTCTCCCTTATCTTTAGGAAGTCATCCTTTTCTTTAAATGAAATTTCGACTAGATTAGATACTTCGTCATGTTGTTCCATTCTCATTACCACCTTTTACCATATTGTTCTTCAATTCACGTATTTGTTTATCTGAAAGTATGTCTGCATATTCTTTAGCTTTTTGTGCAGATACTCCATAATACGATTTTAAAACATCGATTTTCTTACTGATATAGGGTTTGGCCCATTTAGAAAATCTTTGTCTTTTCCTTAAAGTATTTAGGAAAAAGGTGAATTGAAGACGGTTGTCAAGGTGTGAACGACAATTCATCTCATTAACGAAGTAAATAGTATCTTGGTGATAAGATAATGATTTATTTACTAGGAAGGGTGTGTAATTTTTTTCTTCGATGTTATCAACCATAATATCCTTTTTATCATAGGATACATCTTTGACAAAATCGAAAGGACTTCTTTTAGACATTAAGCATTAGTTATTAAGTATGCATCAATTAAGTCATCACCAGTTTTTCTAATTCCAAAGGTGCAAACTTTTTTGCCATTTCTTTCCCTAACAATAAGTCCACTGTTGTATTCTGTATCAGTAACATGTCCATTCTTTTCAATGTCTGCTTTTGATTCAGCAGTTTCATAATACATAGATGTTATTCCATGCACATGGATAGATTTGACACCATCTGCCCAATCTTCTGCTTCTAGAAGAATTCTTTGTCTCTCTACTACTTCATTAAATTGTCCCATTATTTTTACTCCTTAAATTTGCATTCAGACATAATTTCAGTCATACATGAAACAAAACATATTTCATGGTCAACTGCGAATGCAGACTTGTATTGATAGTCTGCAATAATCAATACACACGATGGAATAGATGTTGGTTCTAATCTCATCTCAAGTGCATTGAAAACTTTTCTATAGAGTGTCGTGAAATCATTGTCGGAATTCTGTCCAACCCATTTTCTCATCTCACCCCATTTTTTGTCTCGTAACATGTTCAGTAGTGGTGTTAGTTTTTCTTCAGATAGTGTTGCAAGTAGTCCTGCATCAATCTCTCCACCGACCCCATATCGTTGCACCTCGTTGATACATCGTCTGAAATCGGGAAAGAACTTAAGTATAAGTTCAACTAATACCTTCTCATTATATTTAATATTTTCTGCAGTGCATATCTCTGTTAGTCTTTTTAGAAATACACCTGCAAGTTCTTGTTTGTCTTTAGGTGTCATTGAAAAATCAATAACAGTTGTCCTTGAGTGAAGTGGTTCTATAATTCTATTCTTGTAATTACATGTGAAGATAAATCTACAGTTAGATGAGAACTCTTCAATGAAGTTTCTCAAAGCAGGTTGAACACTATCTGCACTTATATAATCTGCTTCGTCAAGTATCACAACCTTTGAACCACCAGTTAATGATACAGTCGATGCAAAGTTTTTGATTTTAGTTCTTAATGTATCAATCAATCGTCCTTCGTCTGACCCATTGATAACAATAAAGTCTGCACCCATTTCATTACACAGTGCTCTTGCAACAGTTGTTTTACCAACACCAGCAGAACCACATAACATGAGATTTGGTATCTCACCTTGTTTTACAAATTCTTTAAATGTTTGTTTAATTGAATGTGGAAGTATCGTGTCCTCAATTGTTTGAGGTCTGTATTTTTCCACGTATAAAAATTCTTGAATCATAAGAGTGAATTCCCCACCGAATTCACAGTGATACCCGCCCTTGAGGACTGATGAGATTGGATATCTCCCGTGTATATTGCAGAGACTGGCACAACATACACCATGTTTCTATTATATATAAGAAACGGTCTATACATTGTAATTTGAATCGGGCTCCAATGCAATAAAATATTCAACTGCAAAGTCTTTGTTCTTAAAGTTTGAAATACCTTTTGAAGAAACAAATACTTCATAGTTACCATCTATAATTTTAAGATTCTCAATCTTGAAATTCATTGTGTAAGAAACACCATTACCTTCACCAACTATTCTTGAGAACGTATTTGAAGTTGTGTTTTTCTTATCAGTAACTTCAAGTGTAATCTTTGTGCCATCTGATTTAAGAATTAAATCATTAACACCTAACACACTTGCAGCTTTCTGAAGTTCGGATAATAAAGATGATGAGATATCAATCTTGATTTCTGAATCGGGCATGGTTATCATTTTATCGGGTGCAGTCACCATTCCTTCACTTGCATAAAAATATGATAGTGAAGTATTTGAATCCGTTACAGTTAGTGAACTGTCATTAAATTGATAGTCTGCATCATCTAGAAGAGATGTTGCACCTAAAAATTCATTCAAGTTATAAATTGAAAAATCTTGAGGAAAAGATTCATCAATCGTTGCAACTGCAAGAATGTTTTTCATATTGGAAATAGTTTCTAAAGTATTTCCACTCTTAACTCTAATACCCGAGTTTATGGTTGAGAAATTTTTTAAGACATTTCTCGTGTCGTTACTAATTTTCATCATTAGTCTTCTCCATTTTGTCATGCACATATAACATAAACAAAGCATAGTGCAACACTTTTAAAATGTCTGCTCTATTCTTTCCATTCTTTTTCCCGTATCGTTGTGCATACTTCATAATATTTCCGATACAAAAACCTTCACCATGTCCACTGTCAATAATAAATTCAGTAGACTGGTATTTGTTCAAACTGTAATGTTGGTCGTAAGTGTTATCGATGTATTTGGAGAACTCATTTAAGAGTTCTCCCTCATCATACTTGTAGTGTATTTTGTCAACTTTACCAAACATCTAGTTATTATACCTCGTCATCGGCTGATTCGTCAACTGGGTTTTCAACATTTAAATCAACCCCAGCATCAATCTTTGTGTAGAGGTCAAGAATAGAGTTTCTTGTTTCCTCATCGAATCTTGAGATACACATCTCAATTGACTTGAGTTTGTCTTTAAACATTCTGAATGCATTCACGATGTGAACCAGTCTTCTTGTGGTAATGACATCATCAATTGCACCTTCATAGTAGGTTTTTCTGATAATGTCCGCCCAGTCAACTAACTTGGTTACGAACTCTGAATCAACTTCACCAGTCAATTCCATTTCTTTTGAAAGGATTTTTCTTTCAGTTGTCACTGGTGGATATTCTTGTTGCATTGCAACTGCAAATCTCTCAAGCATTGCTTCATTCATGATTTGAGTTCCAATGAACTTTCCATCTTCAGAACCTTGTCCTTTAGTGTTTGCAGTTGCAAGAATTGTAAAACCTTTTTTAGGTGTTACCCACTCACCAGTTTTTTTGATTAGGTATCCTTTACCCTCAAGAACTGATTGTAAACACATCAACTTGTTAGAACCCAAGTCAACTTCATCAAGTAAAAGGACAGCACCTTTTCTCATTGCTTTGATAACTGGGCCTTCTCTGAAGACAACGTTACCGTTGACTAAAGTGTGGCCACCCATCAAATCATCTTCATCAGTCTCGATGGTGACGTTGACCCTGTAACACTCTCTCTTGAGTTGAGCACAAGCTTGTTCAATCATAAGTGTTTTACCGTTACCACTCAAACCAGTAACGAATATTGGAAAGAAGATTTTGGCCTTGATGACGTTCTTAACATCTCTGAAGTGTCCAAAAGGAACATAGTTACTCATCTTCTCGGGAACGACTTTTATATTATCATCAAGAACGTTTGCAACTACAGCATCAGTTTGCACTGCAACTGGTTTATTGTTAGTTGTTTGCACTGCAGGAATAGGTCTTGAAAGTGGAACAACATTTGTTGCACCATTCATTACCAATGATAAATCAAAAGTATTAGGTGCAGTTTTGAAATCATATCTAGATGATTTCACCCAATATGGATAATGACCTATATTGTCAAAATCTTCCTTGGTAAAAACAGTCTGCTCACCATATGCAGACTTTAGTGCAGATAGAAATTCTTTTCTATCGGGTGTAAAATGAAAGTCTTTATCATTAACGATAATAGACTCACTCCTGTCATAACTTCTTTTATCAGTCATTTAGTCTCCTTTGTTTTAGTTATTAATCTCATCAGTTATTAGTATACAAAAAAATGCTAGGCATTGTCAAGTTTATTATTTGATTGGTTGTATAATAGTTCCAATTTTTTTCTGTTGTTTAGAATTAAGTTCACCACCATTGTTGACCCAAATTCTAAATGCAAAACACTCTACCTTATCTCTTTTACACTCTGCTATCCTGTCACACTCATACCTAGTGCATGGTGCAGGCCCGACATCCATCACTGCATCTGCAAGTGACCTATATGTAATGTCATGACATTGAATCCAATCTGATTCAACTCTCAACGGTTCTCTAACTTTCATTATGCAATCTCCTTAATAAATTCGTTGGTTAAAAATCTTGAAGTTGTTTTTGAATTTTGATTTCTTTTAAATGCAGCCAACACTCTGACTTTTTTTGCATCAATCAATTCATCATCAAGTGTATCTTCACCTTGAGTATTCAATGCAGAACTTGATGTTAAGAACAATTTGTTGTATCCAAACGCATCCATCACTTGACCAGTTTTTCTGATACTAGTCCAAAGTTTTTTTACATCATCATCATACACTTTTTTGTCAAGAAATGAAAGTAAATTCCATAAATCTTTTTTTGATGGTAAAACAAAATAACCGTTTACAATCACACCAGTTTCTTTTTGAATCCAATCTAGTATACACTGTGTTCTGTAGAAGGAATCACTAGAATAGTAACTTGAAACTTTTGATATTTTATACACTTTTCTAGAATATGGGTCGATGATTTGTCTTACTCTTTTCTGCTCACTATAGTAACTGTCATCTTTCATTTGTTCTCCGTCCAATTCTCTCTCTTCTTTGGTTGGTGATAAAAGGCTAGATGAATGAGAATATCCATCAGTGATAACTGTTAGAATCGATTTCTCAATACCATATTTTTTGTTGAATAGAGGAATCAATTTTCTCATGTAAACTAAACACTCATCGAGAGGTGTGCCACCTAAAGAGTAACCTCTTGGAAGAGTAAATCTATCTATATTCCACATATCAGATATTTCAAGGTAATGAGCATCACCATACCAGTTGTTGTATTCTTCGAGATTTTTTTGTCTTTTTTTCCATGAACCGTAGTAAAGCTTGCTTGCAAAATGTGAATCCCAAATCATTGCAAGATTAGTATACATCTTGTCGAATTCTCTTGAAGTCATTTCACTTGAAATAAGCTCAATCAACACTGAATTTCCACTATTATCGTAATTTCCTCTGCAGTATACATCAGAGAAAGCATATACTCTGAAAGGTATTTCAGTTTTTCTACAAAACTCTGCAAGAATTATTGATTGTTCTAATAAGTCTCTGACTTCACCTACAATAGAACCACTCCAATCTAATAGAACATTGATACCATGATTTTTACCCTCGGGTAGATAAGTAACTCTTTTGAAAATGTCATCAACAATTTGATACTTTGCAAGTTTGTTCATGTCAAGTTTACCAGTTTTACCATTGAATGCATGAACAGCTCTTTTTGCAGATTGTTTCATATCAAATTGTTTTGCCATGTGATTAACAATCTTCTTGTTTTTGTTTTGAAGATTTTGTTTAGTCTTGAGAGCTTTCTTTATTGTTGTCTCATCTTGTTCTGTTTTTTCAAAATCTTGAATCACGTTTTTGTAAGTGATAACATTTTTTTCTATATCTTTGAATTTTGGTTTTAAGTCCGTAGTTTGAGTAACAACATTAGCTTCAGATAAAAACATTTCTTCGTTATTGTGTGCACTATGTTCGGTAATAGATTCTCTAGCACCGTCTTCATTATCATGAACACCAAATTCTGAACCCTCTTTACCACCAGTATCTTTTCTCTCTTCTTTGGGTTCAGTTTCTTCTCCCTCACCTTCAGACTCTTCTTCCTCTGATTCCTTTTCTATGTTACCCTCTTCTTGAGAACTATCTGAAATCTCGGGAAGATTGTCCTCATCATCATCATCATCTTCGTCTGAATCTGTAAAGCTGTCATTGTATGAATCTTCTGAATCTTCTGAATCCTCATCATCTTCAACCTCGTCTTCATCATCTAGTTGAAACATTTGAGGAACTATGGATTCATCGTTCTCATCTCTCTGTTCATTTTCTTTTGACCACTCGTAAATTGCATTTGCACATTCGACCACATCTTCCCAAGTCTTACATGCATAAGCCATATCAAGGAATCCTTGTTCTTCATCATTGAGATTGATTTGAACCCTAGCACCAACTTTAGTAATCAAGTTGATTTTGTCAATAAGTGAAAGTTCCTGTAAACCTCTTTTTTTAAGACCAAAGAAATCCATCTCCAT